CCGTATGTGACAATGTCAGTGTTAATACCGTATTTAAAACCAGTATGTTTTCTGAATATTTCTAATCTTGTAGCTACAGTTGTGTATTTCTTTTTATGAATTTCTACAGCTGGTGCTTTTTTTATATCTTCAATGATATTATGTAATACGTCCGCTTCAATCATTACTTCCTTCTACTCCTCTTGTCTCAAATACGCCTTTGTATTGTGGATTGTTCTTCATCCAAAGCCGTGAATAATATGCTTTGTGATGATCATTTATTTTTAATTTTTTATTATTTTCGGTGTTGTCTTGTATAACTACGTTTGTTTCCCAGCGTATGCGTTCCATGATTAGAGCTGAACCTACTCTGTTCATACCTTTATCAATGCATTCCCTGGTGAACCTATCCCATAGCCTATAAACTATTGGGTATTGTTTATGAAACTCTAGAAAGCGTGCTTCACGGACATTTCTAGGAACCTCTAATTTGTCAAACATATTTCTTTGAATCATACTATCACCAGTAGAAAAATCATGAATACGGTGAAGCTACAAAACCCTAAAAAATGTATTAAGGTATACCAAAACGTATATGAATTTTGTTTAGGTGTTGCTTTTGTAATATGCATTTTTAGATACTTATTCATTGTATAAATCCCCATAAAAGTTTTGCTTCTGATAAAACGTCAGGATGAATATCCCAGGCGAACATATGGCTAAAGTCAGGTTCGACCAGCTGTATTAGATCATTCACTGTTTCAGCAGATTTAAGCTGGTTTTCACGAATACGACACTTAGCTACAATATGATTCCAAATATTTTTAAGAGCTTCAGGCGCTAGTTTTTCGCAGTTCTCTTGAGTAAATACTCTGAAGCTAGTCTCATTGGCATATACAATTGATTGTGGTTCATGCTTAAATGCCCAGTATCCAGCAACCTGACATAAATGCGACCAACTGGGTTGTGTTGGAAGACTAGCTGCTCTTTTACCTGATTTAGTATTAGCTACACTTGCCCAGGTAGTTTTAAGTTCTATTTGTCCGTTAAAATCAGGCTTGCCGTTGTACTCTAATGCTAGACCTGGAACAGCAAACATATAATTACGTTCACCTTCTAGTTTATTGATACGCATTTTATTTTGCGCTTCATCTAAACCTTGTAATGCGTTCTTAAATACATCACCAAAAGTATCACGACATATCTCTAGTTGTGCTTCATCCTTGCCATCATCCCAGGTCTTAGGTTTGTATTCGGCAAACATTTCTTTACCAGCATCAATACAATCTTCAATAGTATCTGCTTTATTATTGATACGGTAATCTTCAATTAAAGTTTGAACAACTCGACCAGCTGTCATTTTAGCTGCATCATTAGTATATTTTTTGATTTGTTCTAAGGCGTGATTTTTATCACCATCCTTTTCGCCTTTGACTATAGACCAGGCTATATTGAGCTTTGGTCTAATAATACATTTATCAAAGTATGTTCTACATACTGGTCTACTTTCAGGATTAGAATGCCATAAGTAGTTTTTTTGTGTTGCCCAGTTGGGCAGTGTTGGGAACTCCATATAATTAACCCCATCTGTTATCTACTAGATGGGATTAGATAGAAATTGACAGTACTTGTCAATTATAAATTTATTTTACTTCTAAACCTAACAAATCAGGTCGTTCAGCTCTTCCTAAAACTGGACACGCCCAAAGTATATCAACATCAGTTTTGATGTTTTGATGGTCTAAAGGTTCTATGGTGTATTTACCGCTTTGTTGTTTGTGAATAACAGCTTGTCTAATAATATTACAGCATCTGCATTTGTATATACAGCACCTACTTAAAGCATCTTGCGGTACAATTTCTTGTTGTATTGGGCGCATATCTGCCCAAGTAACAGCACCATCAAAATATGTATGCCATTCATTCCTATTGTTTAAAAATCCGCCAATATGACTAGCGAATCGGATATTAGAAGTATAAACAAATTTTTCTTTTTCACTTGCGCTAACCATATCCACAATAAAACCATCAGTAATAGTGCCGTACACCTTTACTCTACAAGGATCAAACAATATAGCAGTTGGGTCTATTTGTAATATTTCAGCATAATCAATAGCATCCTGGATACTGAATTGTGACCTTCCTGATATATGCCTACTAAGGCTTTCAGGCGCTATACCTTTAGCAGCTGCAACTTCAGCATGGCTCATTCCTGATATCTGTATATACTTCTTTAAATTAGACGTCATATAACGATAGTGATCTCCCAAGAGCATATTTCTATAACTTGAAATTCGATTGTTCATTGTTGTACCTCATTGTTAAGAATAATGATATGTCATATTCTGTCATATTGCAAATTAAGTAAATAACAGTATTGACCGATACTGTCAATTATATATAATCCAGGGCATGACATTACGAGAATTTAAAGATCAAAATAAAATGAGCTATGCCAAGTTAGCTGCAATGATAGGTGCTAGTCATGCAACGATTGCTAGGCGTTTTTGTCTACCTAGAACACATAAAGATAGGATGATACCAAGCGCAAAGTATATGGATGCAATCATGACAGTAACTGACGGAGCTGTTACGCCTAACGATTTTTATCGTGTAGATTAGCATGAAGGAATACCAATTTCATAAAATGGTTGTGGATTGGTTAGATGCTGCGCTACCCAGGGGCGCTATATATCATCATTCACCGAATGAAGGTAAGCGCCATGTAAACTACCATGTCAAAATGAAAGCTATGGGTATGAAGCCTGGCTTTCCTGATCTATGTATATTTGTGCCACAGAGATACTTTTGGGATGGTGTGCCGTGCAGTATATTCTTAGAGCTAAAAAGACCAGGCGGTAGAACTACACCCTCACAAAAAAAGATGCATGAACAGCTGATAGAAGCTGGTGCAGCTGTAGCTGTAATAGATAACTTTTCAAAGATGAAATTATTTTTATCAAACTTGATTGAGTTAAAAGACAACACACAAATGCAGATGATCGAGAAACTTGCCAAGGAGCTTGGTGCATGAGTTGGTATGTTGCCTGGATGGATAGACTAGAGGTTGAGCATCCTGAATTATTTTATCTTTATGATGAGATACGCACAACACAACCAAGATTATTCAAGCAGCTTATGGATGAGATATGGCAAGTCAATAACGGTGTAGATTATGAGGTAGTAAAAAAACAATCTGAAACAGACCAGCTGGAGCTGCTGTTATGAATTGTCCAATGTGTAAAAAATCTACTCAGGTAAAAGATAGTCGAGCTTATGAAGATAACCAGGTCAGACGCAGAAGAGTGTGTACCAGTTGCAAATATTCATTTTATACCCTGGAGACTAGGGAAGTAGAAAAAATAAACGTAAATAAGCTCCGTAGAGGGGTCAATCAGGTTACCAGTGGTATGATTAGACCTGGTAAAAAGAAGGTATTACCAGTAAGGCGCCAGGAGCCTAGAACTAGATATGATGATTTTGAGCAGTTTGATGATGATGAAATTATAGATTTGAAGGAGTTAGGCATTGATTAAACCACAACAACTAGCAAAAGAAGCTGCAAGCATACTTGAACAGCGTGGCAAGAACTATGGAAACTATGAAGAGGTGTTTATAAATTTTGCTGCAAGAATCAGTTTAGTCCTGGCAAGAAAGCTAAAAGAGGATGTAACACCAGCTGAAGGTGCAAGAATTTTAGATGAATTAAAAGGTACTCGGTGGGATGTGGGGGGATACAAAAGGGATCACGCGGTAGACGGTGGGAATTATAAATTTATAGCTGGTGCATTGGAAGAAAAAAATGATTGACGAAAAAAATTCAAAAGATAAAATCGTTAGTAGACAGTCTATACAGCAAAGTTTACGTCACACCCTAGCTAACAGTATAGACAAACTCCAAGTAAAAAATATTAGTAAAGAAAACAAAGTAAACGATGCGGCAAACTTTACTGTAAACTCTACTGCCAAGCAGAACGCCATCAAATCTATTGTCAGTAAAACCACCAAAAATTTTAATGTAAATTATCGTAATGCTAAAGAGCGTAGAAGAACTGATGATATGCAGTTCCGTTTAGATAGAATACTGCGCAAAATACGTCCTAATTATTCAGAACAAAACTATATGCAGTTGCTGAGAAATCTCCAGGAAGCATCGTTTTATGAGAAATATGATTTTATAATAGAAATGGAAAAGACACTTGCCCAACATAACAGCATTACATGATCAGTTCCTAGAAGCAGCTGAAACAGATAGAAAGCTACCTTCTGTTGTTAGAAGGACTAAGATGGCATTTTGGGTTGATTATGTAAAAGATTGGAATAGTTATGGATGGGATGGTAAGTCCGAAATGAGATTGTCAGCTACAAATGCTGAGATAGATAGATATGATAAGATTGCTGATTACCTTTCGTTGATGGAAGAGAAAGATAGAAAGTTAGTTTGGGCAGTAGCTCATTCAGCTGCGTATCGTGATAGAGGTGTTCAATGGTCTAAGATTGCCAGGATATTACGCCTAAATGATCCTAGAATTGTGAAGCGTAGATATCAGGATGCATTGATTAAATTGTATTATAAGTTAAATAAAAAATGACGAATGTACCGAAATCAGGTATATTTAAGTTAAAATAGCACTAGATGTAGTTGTATGTCACAACAAGACAATCCAAAATTTGAAATATGTTATATCCATAAAGTTGCAATAACTAATGGATATTGTCCAGTTTGTAAGGATAGTTATGGCAAAAGTAGTCAACAAGATAATAATGCAGAACATAGCCAATCGGTTAGCCAACGGTGAAAGCCTGGTAAGCATTTGTAAGACTAAAGGTATGCCTAGCTATAGATCTATTACAAGAGCTGTACAAGATGATGAGCAGCTGTGGGATATCTATCGTAAAGGTAGAGTGATGCAAGCAGAATACTTTTCTGATCATATCAATGATCTAGCTGTACAACCTTTGCCTGAAAGTATTGATACAAGGTTTCTAAATGCAGAGGTACAAAGAAGGCGTTTGGAGATAGATACACTTAAATGGACGTTAGCCAGGATACAGCCATATGGTCTTAGAGATAAGAAGGATGAACCTAGTGTGGCAGCTGAGAATAGTATTACATTGAGCTGGGATAACGGTGAAGTTAAAGTAGGATAGCTATATATAAAACATCTTCTGCTTGTCTGATCTACGCGCGCGAGATCCGATGCCTGGCTGAACGACTTATTAGTTCGATGCCCTGGTAAGCTGTAACCCAAGGTGGTAAACAAATATTTATTGTAGGATGATCTGCTGTACACAATATGTACACAAAAAAAAGGCAAATTTCCTACAGCAACACCCTATATACCCAAAGTTGCGGCGCAGAGTCTATATACGTAAATACAGATTGGAGAGTGTCTTACACTCATGCAGATAACGATACCCTATAAACCTAGAAATCTTCAGGCTAAATTACATCAAAACCTGGAGCAGTACCGCTGGGGCGTTATTGTATGTCATCGTAGGATGGGTAAAACAGTTATGGCTATCAATCATTTATTGAGGGCAGCTGTATTATGTCCTAAGAAGGCGCCTAGATATGCGTATCTAGCACCGACATATAGACAAGCTAAAGCTGTAGCCTGGGATTATTTGAAGCAGTTTGCTGGTGGTATACCAGGTATTAAGTTTCATGAGACAGAATTACGTTGTGATTTACCTAATGGTGGGCGTATTAGCCTACTTGGAGCTGAAAATCCTGATAGCCTTCGTGGAATTTATTTAGATGGATGTTTCATGGATGAGGTAGCGGATATGCCTGAAAAGGTATTTCCTGAAGTTATTAGACCAGCTTTATCTGATCGTGAAGGTTTTTGTTATTTTGTAGGAACGCCAAAAGGTCAGAATGCATTTTTTGAAATGTATGAACAAGCCAGTAATAATGATGATTGGTATACGGCGGTACATAAGGCTAGTGATACAGCTATATTGAATGCTACTGAGTTGCGTAGTGCCAAAGAAGCTATGACTAGTGATCAGTATGCCCAGGAATATGAATGTTCATGGGTTGCCAATGTACCAGGTGCTATTTTTGGTAAAGAGCTTGAAGCAGCTATGGAAGAGGGGCGCATATCGAGGGTTCCTCATGATCCAACCGTAAAGGTGGATACGTTTTGGGATTTAGGTGTTGGTGATAGTACAGCTATTTGGTTTGTACAATCAGTTGGTAGAGCTGTTCATTTTATAGATTGTTATGAAAATAGGGGTGAGGGATTGCCCCATTATGTAAGTGTTTTATCTAAGAAGAATTATTTATATGGAGATCACTTTGCACCGCATGACATTGAGGTGCGTGAACTTGGATCAGGTAAATCTAGAAGGGAGATAGCATGGGATTTAGGATTAAATTTCAGGGTTGTACCAAAGCTACCCTTGGAAGATGGATTACACGCAGCGCAGATGTTGATACCCAGGAGTTGGTTCGATGCTGAAAAGTGCAAGCAAGGCTTGGTTGCGCTCCGTCAGTATCACCGTGGGTATAATGAAAGAGCGCGTAGTTTCCGTACTACACCAGTACACGATTGGTCTTCGCACTTCGCTGACGCGCTACGCTACACGGCGGTCGGTATCAAAGAAACGGTTAAGAGTGGTAGACCGCCACAAATTCATGCCGAAATGGATTACAACCCTTTTCAACAAGTAGGAGTATGATATGGGATTTTTAAGACCTAAACCACCACCACCGCCGCCACCGCCACCGCCACCTCCTCCAATTGAGCCTACGGTAACGCCGCAAGGAACAAAAGAGCAGCAGAGGGTAAAAACTGCGCAAGCTAGGAAGAAGGGGCAAATGGCAGCCAGGGTAACTGGTGGTCAGGGATTGCTTGAAGAAGCACCAACAGAAAAGCCAAGTTTGTTAGGACAAAATAAAAGGAACTATTAATGGCTGAAATTGATCAAAGAGCTGCCGTATTGATGAAAAGGTTTGGCAGCCTGAAGACATACAGAAGCAACTGGGAAAGTCACTGGCAAGAGATCGGTGACTTTGTTGCGCCGAACAAGGGCAACATTACCAAAAAAAGAACGCATGGTGATAAAAACACTGAGCGTATATTTGATGGTACTGCCCAGTTCGCAGCTGAACTTATGGCGTCAAGTATGCATGGAATGTTGACTAATTCAGGCACGCCCTGGTTTAGTCTTCGTTATACTGACGATGAGTTTGAAACTGACGATACATCAAAGGAATGGTTAGAAGCTGCAACTGATACAATGTATGTTGAAATTGGTAGATCAAATTTTCATGAAGCTATTAATGAATTATATTTTGACCTGGTTACTTTTGGCACAGCTGTCATGTTTGTTGATACTGACAAAGAAGGTACATTAAGATTCTCAACCAGGCACATATCAGAATGTTATGTATCTGAAGATGAGTTTGGAAGAGTTGATACAGTATTTCGTGAGTTCAAAATGCCAGCCAGGGCAGCTGTGGCGCAGTTTGGTGAAGAGAATATAACACAAAGACTTTTGAAAAAATCCCAGGATGATCCGTATGAAATGGTTGAGCTGCTTCATGTAGTGATGCCAAGATATGATAGAGACACTGTAAAGATTGATGCAAAGAATAAACCAGTAGCATCTATATATTTAGATCCTGGTGATAAAAAGATTATATCCGAAAGTGGATTTGATGAGTTTCCGTATATGGTTCCTAGATTTCGTAAGGCATCATATGAAAATGGTTATGGACGATCACCAGCTATGACAGCTTTGGCTGACATAAAAATGCTGAATGAAATGTCCAAAGCAGTTATTCAGGCGGCTCAATTGCAAATCCATCCTCCCCTTCTAGTTCCTGATGATGGTTTTATACTTCCAGTTCGTACCGTTCCAGGCGGTTTGAATTTTTACCGATCAGGCACTAGGGATAGAATTGAGCCACTGAATATTGGCGCTAATAATCCTTTGGGTGAAAATCAGTTAGAACAAAGACGAACAGCAATTAGAGCTGCGTTTTATGTAGATCAGTTAGTTACTGGTAATAGACCAGGAATGACAGCAACTGAAGTGATTCAGAAATCTACAGAGAAAATGAGAATACTTGCACCACTTACTGGTAGGCTGCAATCAGAATTACTTAGACCGCTTATTGATAGAATATTTAATTTAATATCAAAGAAAAAAGGTTTTGCTCCAGCTCCTGAAACTATGGCTGGTAATGAAATAGATATAGAATATGTATCACCACTAGCAAAAGCACAGCGTCAGGGTGATATTCAGGCATCACTTGAGTTGTTTCAGTTTCTTGCACCTCTTATGCAAGTTGATCCTAATGTGGTTGATTTCTTGGATGTTGATGGATTAGCCAAGCACATAATTAAAACTACTGGAGTACCAGCTAGTGTGGTTAGAGGAGCAGAAGAGGTGGCTGCAATCCGCGAACAGAAACAACAAATGCAAGCTCAAATGGCAGCTGATCAGAGGACAGCTATGCTTGCAAAAGCAGCTGGTGAAGGTGCGCCAGGTCTTAGAGCAGCTGATGATGTAAGTCCTGAAGCACAAGAAGCAGTATTGAATTTGGTAGCTGGTGATGAGTAGTCCTGAACAGCTAAGAGTTATATTTAAAGAATTGTTCTCCTCCGCTGAAGGTAAGAAGGTCTTAGAAGATTTAGAAACTAGGTTTAGTTATAAGTCTTCTACCTTCGTACCGAACAGTGATGAGACAATATACCGTGAAGGTCAAAGATCAGTTGTGGTGTTTATAAACAACATGATTGAAGATAAAAAACCAATACAACAAGAAGGAGCTATAAATGTCTGAAGAAGGTCAGGTAGCGGATGCCCCAGTAGAAACTGGACAAGCAGCGTCTGAAGCAACAACAGAGTTTAATTTTAGAGATCACATTGATGAAACAATAAGAGATGATCCAAGTCTATCTACATATAAAGATATTAATGGTATGGCTAAATCTCTTATCAATGCACAAAAAATGGTTGGCGCAGATAAAGTTGCTATACCAGGTAAATACACAACACCTGAAGAAATGGACAGTTTCTATTCAAAGATAGGTAGACCTGATACAGCTGACGGCTATGAGCTGTCAAGCAATGAGGTTATAGGTGATGAAGGTGTAACTTTCTTTAGAGAGCTTGCACATAAAAACGGATTAACACAAACCCAGGCTGAAAATATCTTAACTGAATATGGTGGATATATAGATACAATGGGTGAGAAAACAGAAGAGCAAATAGAGCAAATAAGAGTTGGTCTAGAAAAAGATTTACAGAATGAATGGGGTGATCAATATGAAAAAAATATTGGTTACAGCAATGAAGTTGTAAGTTTTTTTGGCAGTGACGAGGACGCCATAACAGAAATGAAATTAGCTGATGGCACTAGGATTGGTGACAATCCAATGCTCATTGAAATGTTTTCAAATATAGGTCAGTTCATAGCTGAGAAAATTGGAGAAGATAGTTTTTCAGGAAGAGATAATGTTCCTGGTATGGCTACAGAAGAAGTACAACAAGAATTAAATAGCATCATGGCGCCTGGTACACCGTACTGGGATAAACAACATCCTGATCATAATAGAACTGTACAGCGTGCTTTACAGCTCAATGGGATGTTAACTGGTGATGCTGCATAAATACCCAGTGATGGGTTAATCTATGGATAAGCTCTATGCCCCATAGCACATACCTTTGCGTAAGGTGGAGTAATTACCCTAAGTAATAGATGGTCTGCGCAAGCAGATAGCCAATCGTAGAAACTTTAATCTTAATTTTTATGGAGAATGTAAATGTCTGCTAATCAGATAACTACCGCATTCGTGAATCAATTTTCATCGAATGTTCAGCTTCTCTCACAACAAATGGGATCACTTCTACGAAACACCGTAGATATTGAAACTGTTAATGGTGAGAAGGCTTTCTTCGACCAAGTTGGATCAACAGCAGCTGTAGAAAAAACTACAAGGAATGCTGATACACCTTTGGTTGAAACACCTCATGAAAGACGTATGGTCACAATGTCAGATTATGAGTATGCGACTTTAATCGATGACCAGGATAAAATCAGATTATTGATTGATCCTACATCAACTTACGCCAGGGCAGCAGCAGCTGCTATGGGCAGAAAGATGGATGACGTTATCATTGCTGCAATGTTTGGTGATGCCAAAACTGGAAAAGATGGATCTACTACAACATCATTTCCATCAGGCAATCAAATTGCTTCAGGATCAGGCGGTCTAACAATCGCTAAGTTAGTTGAAGCAAAACAGAAGCTAGATGAAAATTCTGTTGATCCATCAATCGCAAGATACATCGTTGTATCCCCAAAGCAAATCAGTGATTTGTTAAACTCAACAACAGTAACTAGCGCTGACTTTAATACAGTGCGTGCGTTAAGTACTGGCACGATTTCAAATTTCGTTGGGTTTGAATTTATCGTTTCTAACAGATTACCAGTTGATGGTAGCTCTGATAGACGAGTATTTGCCTGGGCGCAAGATGGAATGAAGGTGGCTCTTGGCAAAGAACCTCAAGCAAGGATCGATGTAAGAGCTGATAAATCATACGCAACACAAGTCTATTACTGCATGACTATGGGAGCTACTCGCATGGAAGAAGAAAAAGTAATAGAAATCAAGTGTTCAGAGTAAGGGAGAGATAAATGGCTACAGTATTTTCTACTCAAAGAACTAACGCTAGAGCAGTTCCTTCCGTTAAGAACAAAGCTAACGAATTAGGTGGCAGAGTTCGTATTGCTCACGGCGTTTATGAAGCATCAGCACTTTCAGCTGGTGATGTCATTGAAATGTTTATCCTTCCTGACGGCGCAAGAATCATAACTGGTTCTCTTGCTCATGATGCATTAGGTTCAAGCACAACTTTAGCAGTTGGTCACGGCGCATATGTAAATGCTGCTGGTACAACAGTTGCTTTAGATGCTGATGAATTTAAGGCAGCAGCTTCGTCTGCTTCAGCTGGTAAAGCTGATGTAGCGGCTACATTAGCATTAGGATCAGGTATTGAGATTGATGCTAATCAGGATGGTTACCCAGTAACAGTTACACTAGCTGGTGCAGCTGCAACTGGTACTATCGAATTAACTATGCTTTATGCATTAGATTAATTAACTAGGGGGCAGTTAACGCTGCCCCTTTTTTTCAAAAGGTTTATTATGGCTAGTGTTGTTGATATATGTAATTCAGCTTTGAACTTAATTGGTGCATCTAATATTCTAGATCTCACTGAAGATAGTAAAGCTGCCAGGATTTGTAATCAAAGATATAATTTTGTAAGAGATGCAACATTTAGATCTCATCCCTGGAATTGTCTTCTAAGACGAGTGACACTTGCTCCTGACACAGAAACACCAAACTTTGATTTTTCTAATCAATTCACCCTTCCAGTTGATCCATTTTGTTTGCGTGTTCTACAACTCCAAGATCAAGATTTAGTTTATAAAGTTGAAGGACGTAAGATTTTAGCTAATGCAACAGAAATAAAAATGCTGTATGTGGCAAGAGTTGAAGATCCAAATGAATATGATCAATTATTAATAGAAGCTATATCAGCAAAACTTGCCGCAGATATTTGTTATGCCCTAGTCAATAGTGCAAATCTCATGGTGCAGCTCAATACAATGTATAAAGCTAAACTAGTTGAAGCTAGGTTTGTTGATGCTAATGAAGGTACACCAGCAACAATGAATAATGAATCTAGTCTTACAGTTGCAGAAAGTAATGTCTTCCTTGCATCGAGGTTGTAATGGCAAAGATCACAGCTGCAAAACAAAATTTTACGTCAGGTGAGATTACGCCCAGGCTAACTGGTAGAACTGATTTAGGACGTTATGATAACGCAGCACAACTAATAGAAAATTTTTTAGTACAACCACATGGCGGTCTAGGCAGAAGACCAGGAACAAAATTTATAAGAGAGGTAAAAACAAGCTCTGCACAAACCAGGTTAATACCTTTTCAATTTAATGTTGAACAAGCCTATATATTAGAATTTGGTAATCAATATTTTAGAGTATATAAAGATGGCGGCATTGTTGTATCAAGTGGTAGTCCAGTAGAATTTACAACGCCTTACACCACGGCGCAGTTAGATCAGATTAAGTTTGCTCAAACAGCTGATGTTATGTACATAGCTCATCCAAGTCATGCGCCTAGAAAGATTACCAGGACAAGTCATACTGCATGGACAGTTACTGAGGTAGATCTACAGCGTGGTGCAATGTTAGATCAAAATCTAACAACAACTACATTAACTGCTAATGGTAGAACTGGTAGTGTAACAATAACTGCTAGTGCAAGCACATTTGTTTCTACGGACGTAGGACGCCTTGTGAAGCTGCATAAAGGTTTTGCTAAGATAACTAACTTTACTAGCGCTACAGAGGTCACAGCAACAGTACAAGAGCTTGAAGATGGCAGATCTGAGTTGATGCCTACATATGCAGCTAGTACGTTATCGTTTCATGAAGGTGATCCATCATCAACTGGTTTAGAGCATAATGATAGAATAGAAGATAGTGCTGGTAATTTTATTACCCAGGGTTTTGAAAATGGTATGAAGATTACCATAAGCGGCACATCTAGCAACAATGCATCAGGAAAATTAATAGTTGATGTAACTGATACTGTTATAACATTAGCTCCTGGCATTGACCTGGCAAATGAAAGTGCTGGTAGTAGCTTTACTCTTACTGGTGATCTCATTGCAGATAGTAATTTTGCATTAGGTGCATTTTCAGAAACAACTGGTTTTCCAGCAGCCGTGGCATTTTATGAGCAGCGGCTTGTATTCGCTGGAACAGCCAATCAACCGCAAACAATATTCTTTTCTCAAAGCGGTGATTTTGAAAACTTTGAACGTGGCACAAATGATGATGACGGTTTGGTTTATACCATAGGATCTAATGAAGTTAATGTTATTAGATACTTGGCATCAGGACGGCAGCTCATAGTTGGCACTAGTGGTGGTGAGTTTATTGTGAGAGCGTCAGGTTTTGATGAACCATTGAAGCCAAACAATACGCAGATCAAACAACAAACAACATATGGATCAGCAGATATCCAGCCAATGCAAGTTGGCAATGCTACATTGTTTCTACAGCGTGCTAAAAGAAAACTGCGTGAATTAATTTTTAGTAATGAATCAGATAGTTATGTAGCGCCTGACATGACT